AGCCTTGGTGTCAACTAAGTTGTTGATGCGTGCTAACTTGTCGTGCATTCTTACCCGCAGTCCATTGATAGCACCGCCAGGGGCGTGTGATATATTCTTTGGACCATAGTCTTGGTGCTTGCTAATGAGGAGTTGAGACAACTCATAAACTGTATTACTTAAATGAGTTTCCAAATGCAATTCCTTTACCACTTTTTGATTCACTTATCCCCCTCTAATAGTTCTTTTAATTCTTCATCTATGTCTACCATGTGTTGCTTAATGATTGCATCTTCGACTAAGCCTTTCATCTGTGTTACATCTGTCTGTGCTGCGTACAATGTAGCGTATGTCATCTCAGTAATATCTTTGACGAGTGCCACATCTTCTGCATTCCTGTACAGTTTTTCTAGTAAGGAACCGAGGAGTAACGAGTAACCATTTGGTAGTTTAAGTATCGGGTCAAAGACTTCATCCTCATCATCCATAAGATGATTGACTGCATCAAAGATGTTATCAAAATTCGTGCCACATATCTTGCACTGCGGAATCTCAATCAATGTTTAACCCCATCTTTTCTCTGATGTACTGCGCTCCGTGTCTGATGTATACCGAATTGACGTCTTCTCCGTCACCAAAGGTGACAGTGGTGACAGGAAGTTCTCGAGAGAGGCTTGCCGCGAACTCACGCCCAGGGGCATCTCCGTCGGCGAATACAAAGACTCTCTCAAAATCTGCAAGCAATCTTGTATAGTGCTTCTTCCAACTGTTGGCTCCTGGGACACCGACACAGGGGATACCGACGAGTTTAGACATTGTAAGTGTGTCCAACTCTCCCTCACATACACCAATCCAATCTCCAGCAATCTCAATGTCAAGTACATTGTACATGCGAGTATCAACGCCAACCATGCCCATATACTTCGGCTCAACGGCAGGATTAAGAGAGCGAAAGCGCAGGTCAACAACGCCAGTCTTCGTGATGTACGGAATACTAAGTCGTCCTGTGTACTGTTCATGTCCAGCCTCAGGCTCCTCTACTACGCCTAATCGCGCCAGACGCGCTACTTCCCTTGTTATTCCCCGACTTGCTAGGTAATCTTCCGCCAGAGAGATGCTTCCCGCGTACTTGTTGGCTGCTCTCCCCAGTAATTCCTTCTGCGATAGACTTTGCTTCACGTATATCACACCTCTCTTGCTTAGCAATTATCTGGATACTGTTACCTTGCATACCACATGCGAAGCAATTAAATATATTCTGCTTTGTATTAAAACTTGCACTTGCGTGACTGTCATTATGGAACGGACACTTGATGTTGACTTGACCAGACGCACGATTAATGTTAGCACCATAGTGCTTCAACACCAATACTATGTCTGGTAAGTCATCCACCAAATACATCGCCCAACCTTAATACTAGATACGAATCTTCTATTGACTTTCCTCTTGCCTTGATGAGTAGTACCGCCAACGTTGCTCTCTCTCCCAACCCTCTGGATGCGGCGTAATTTTTGGCTTCGACTTGGGCTTCTCTACTCCAACCACTGAGGTCGATGGCGTTGCCTGCACCTGGCGCTTTGCATTCGATAACGCCAATTCTACCAAGGAAGCCTGAGCGTACAACAACGTCGCCCTCGTCTTTTGCACCTGTTCGAGCAAGTCGCTCAGAATCGTATCCATTTGCTCGAAACCAATCTCTGATGTCTGTTTCATATGTTGCTCCTCTAGTCTTGTGTGATTTTCTGGTTGTCATACGTTCTCTGGAATGTCGTCTATGTACATGTACTCTGGATTAAATGCTAGCCATGTCATGAGAGTTCCATTCGCATCTGCTCTTCCGTAGCGATTCTTGACTGATGCCACGCCCATCGATGTGCCAACTGTGCCAAGCGTGCATATGAGGGCAGGTAACTGAGAAACTTTCCCTTGTATTGCGCTTCTTGGCTGACAAGGATTCCCAGGAACTGCTTCTGAAGTGTGATGTAGTACCACAATCGCAGCGTTAGTGTCTCTCGCAAGGAACTTCAACTCCTTCATAATTGCTCGCATAGAAGCGAATTCTTCGCCTCCGTCTGTTGCAACATCCATAAGGTTGTCCAAGATAATAAGGTGAGGACTACATCCCCATAGTTCCTCAAAGGCTTGGACTTCCTCATCGATGTCTTCTAAGGTTGGTGATGATTCGAAGGACCAGACTATGTGGTTTCCTTTTTGGAGGACTGCTTTAGTCCAACCAACATCAGTATTAAGTTTCTGTTCCACATCTGACTGACTCTTCCCCGAAATCATAGATGCTAGGCGCATAGCCATCGTGTGTGCATTGGTATCCGCAGATATGTACAATGTTGGCACGTTGGTTTTGAGTGCAAGTGCTAGGGCTAGTGTTGATTTACCAGCCCCAGGAGCACCTGCAAACATAGAAACTTCTGAACGACGAATAATAATCTTGTTCGCTTCGAATGCTCTAAACGAACTAGGTAAGGGTTCCCCTCCAATAGAGGCACGTCCTACTGAGCGTACTAGTGTTCTCATTGGTACCCCTTCCTAGTTAATTTAAAATGGAAACTCTTCTGGTATTAGTTGACTGGCTTGCACTGGTCCGCGCCCTGAGGCATCGGACATACCCACATTGCGTATGGATTTCCTGTCTTGCTGGAGATTCCCGACTTGTACTTGCGAGGTCCGTGCTGGCATGTTGGTCCACCCTGTGACTGGGTTACTGGAGCCGTAGCGGACGGAGCCTGCGCCTGGGGTGGTACGGAGTAAGGCGGTGGCGTTGTGCCTTCGGCTGAAGGCGATGTCGATAAAGGGGCTACCGTGCCTGCTAATGAAAGCAATCGTTGCGTTGCAGCAATCTGTGTAGCGAAATCGCCAATGCCTTCAAGCAATACACTTAGTTCATCCGCTGATTGCGCACGAACGTTGATAAGGTCGCCTGAGTTTAACTTATATGATACTTGTAACTTCCAGTCTTCGGCCATTTATTTATCCTTCTTTATAGAGAATTGACAGTACTCGGTTAACCCGCACATATACTGACAACTGTTTGTGTTGGGCAAGAATATCGCAGCCTTGCGGGCAGCGTCGAATTGCGTGATTAGGTACTCCATCTTTTCGTACGTGTACTCAGAGAGGTCTACCATCTCGGATATGTTATTACCGCGAGACATGTAGTAGGTTCCCCACTTGACTTCGATACCGAACTGTTGTTCCAGCCCTAGTTTGTAGAAGCCAAGTTGTAGACTGCTAGTTGGTGTGTTCTGTGATGTCTTGAGGTCGACTATGACCAGTTCCCCATTGACCTCGAATACGCGGTCAATAATCATCTTGACTGGTACCTCGTTGACGACAGGGGTTAGGGCAAGTTCGATGCCTGGGTTGCCATCTGGTGCTGTCCAGATTTTCCAGTCAGGGTTAGTCTTGCGCCATGCGATGTAGCCTTCTACCCAGCGTGGTCCTGCTGCTTGCCAGAAGGTCTGGTCTTCCTTATTAGGATTAGCCTTGGTAGCACGACCACCAACGCGAGCATTGGTTAGGTCAGTATCACCCTTGCAGACGTTCCAGGATTCAGTCCATAAGTTTTGGACATCACTTATCATAGGTTGTCCTTATCGTAGGTTTCGCATGCTAGGTGGAATGCTGAGCCTCCAACGGACCAGACGGATGGGGCTTCTTCCTTGTTGAGGAGTCTGCCGAGATAGTACTGATACCCACAGGTTAAGTAGGTTGTGAACGCAGAGTAGGACATATGCTCTGGTAGTGTATATTCTTCTAGTTTGATTGACATAGGTAGAAGTATACAGATGGGTAATGGCATCGTCGCCCTCCGACGCTAGGGTACTGGCTCTGTATACTTAGTTATGTAAGTAATTATATAAAGGCCTTCGGCCTTATATGTTAATTATATAATATATTATATCTAAGGAGTACTATGTCAAATTTCATTGAAACGTTTGCAGCATCACTACTGGGTATCACAACCTTCTACCTAGTGGAGGCATTATATTACGACATTAAGGCACGCGTCAAGGGGAAGCAGTACACGCTTTACCTAGAAGAACTTGAAGAAGAACTAGAGCGCTAACCTCTAGAAACGACAAAAGACCCCCTCGCCCTAGTGTAATCACTAAGGTAAGGGGGTTTCTTGTCTTAAAAGTGCCTTGGAAGGCGTTTAAATGCTATTCTGCTGAGCCTAGACCGAACTCTGCTTCGTTCTTATCTGCCCATTTAGCAGCAGGGGCTGCCAATGCGCCGATTACTACAGCGTACTGAGGTGCCATATCTGTAAGAAGGGCAATACCCATTACGATGGCTGATGCTAGCAAGGCGCGAAGGTATGACTTAACGGCTGCTGTTTGCTTCTTGTTGAGTGGGTTTTTCATTTGTTTGCTTCTTTCTTTGGTAGTGGCTTGAAACGTAATGCTGCTGCTCGGGCTGCATCAGCAGTCTTGAACGCAGGCTTGTCTAACCAAGGGAACCAAGGGGAAGTATCATTCCCACAGTTATCCTTGATAGAAATATGAATGTGCTTGTTGTGTGGATTGCTTCCAGTATAGCGAGACTCGCCATTCTTGATTGACCAAATTTTGCCCTGGAAAATAAGATACTTTACACGCTTATCTTTTTGTAACTGCTCATAGAAGTCAAAGCAATCAATCCCACCTTCTGGGTCGTGGGTTAAATCTACCGCAAAACCAGTGTTGTGGTCTGAGTCAGGATTCTGATTTATATGAGCAGCAGATGGGAGAAGCCCATCGGAGGCTTTCTTGCGCTTTGGCTTGAGTGCCGTCGCTTGGCGCAGCACAGCAATTGCAGCAGGAGTGGCTTTCTTGGCTACAGGTTTCATTCATTTCTCCCCTTGTGTAACATCATCTGGTATAGAACTTCTACTTTTTCTTCTAGTCTTGTGACAGAATCTTTTAATGAACTTCCAGAATTGGGCTTGAGTTCGTAGAGGTAATGCTTAACTAACCATCTAACAGAACCTGCAAAAGCAGATACCATTGCTATGATTGCTACGATTAAGCCAGCCCAATTTGATGCAGTCATTATACGGTCCTTATTGTTATCTCTAGAACTCCACCGAAACCGTCAAAGCGCTTATCGGGAGGAGTCATGCGTGTGAATGTAACTTGCTCGATTACTGCCTGACGAGATTCGCCAGTTGATAGGTCCTGCCATGTAAGCACATCGCCTGTCTCTTCGATATCTTCTAGTAGTTGGATGCGGTCAAATGCTCGACCTTCATACCCAACTACAGTATTGAATCTATCTGTTTCAACATCAAAGCAATACACAGGGAAGCGTACAATGCGTTGACGAGGTGTAGCAATAGTTGCCTTTGCTTGGTATCCCTTGAAGGTTGGTCCAAGTGAAGATGTTGTTGTATCGCGGTAAAGAATAAACTTGTAGGCTACATACTCCTGCGCGGTTGCTGGGCTAGATGTTCCAACCTCAATTGGAGGAATGGCAGAATCGTACGAGATGTGGTCGTACTCAACGCCGTTCTTGTCAACAGTTTCAAGTGTCATTGAACCATAGGTAAAGTCACCACGACCAAGTAAACGCTTGAAGTTTTTAGGCTCAAGAGTTCCGTATCGGATGTTACCTGTTGTAAGATAACCACTTGTTGATAGGTCTGTTGTAGATTGGATTGCAATGCCATTGCTGCCAGATGTGGTAAATGCTATCTGGTTTGTATTTCCAACAAAGTCAACACTAGTTGCATATCCAGATACTCCATCAAGGAATGCATCTGTAGCATAAGCAAAACGTAGAGTTTCTAACTCATTATCAAGGTTAATTCTGTATAGACCAGCATACCCATCAATACTTCCTGTCACCCATACATATGTATCTCTAAAGGCAAAGTCAAGGCCTGTATTTTCTGCTTCAATAGTAAGAGGACCATAGATTAGGTCTCCAGTAGTATCTGATATTGCTGCTACTCGTACACCCTTGTTTGTTCCAATCATTAATTTCCCAAGGTATGATTCAATCTTAGTAACATACTCACCAATAGGTAGTTGCGCTGCAATTACTCCTGATGCAAGTACTGGCATAGCGCCGTTAGATGCTAGGGTAAACTTATAGATTGCCGATGTTGTTCCAGCATATCCAGCAGCGTAGATGGCAGAGCCACCTTCTGAGATGGAAGTCCAAGTCCAGTCAGCATTAGGGTGTGTGTATACAGGCGTAGCGGGAAGGGAGTGAGTCGAACCCTTAGCATTAGTTAATTCATATACTGATGCACCAATACAGGCAACAAGACGTTGCTTTACCCAACCTAATACTACTTTTTCGCTACCAGTATTATAGTAACGAGAGTAACCAGCAGTAGGTGTAGAGATAGGACCTGTGTAAATGTGGTCATTGTCAGCAATAAATAAATTAGTGCCATCTGTTGCAACAGCAAGGATAGCAGTATCTAATGGTTGTGCTATACCAGTTACATCTGTGTAAGTAACAGCGGTTCCACTAGCAGTGTAGTTGTTAATGGTTGTGCCTGCTGGAGTCCAACCAAGTATTTTATTTGTTGAGCCATCTACTATAGATAACAGTTTGTAAGTACCGCTAGTTACACCAGTCATATTTGATGTTTGCTTAAGTAGAGTAACTTGACCCTTTGTCCAGACATCTAAGCCTCTACTTTCGTGGAAGCGGTAATGACCATTCTCATCAGTAGTTGCTGGGTCATAGAAGTTGATACCTTCTCCAGAGTGGAACGACATCTGTGAACGAATCCACCAACCAGTTAGAGATTGCTCTCCTGGTTCATTGCCATTATCAAACTGGTCCTTGCGGAAAGGTGCTGTCTGACGGATATAAGGGCGTGCATCATTGATTGCATAGATGAATGGAAGTCCACCAACTGCTACATCGTAGGCCACATCAGTGTTCTGCCACAATGAAGTAGATGAAACTACACCTACGTCTACGGCAATGGAGCGGGTACTTCTACCATCTGTTAAATCTCTGCCTGCCACGTTACTCCTTAATTATTCTGCATTAATTATTGCTTTAGAGCCATCCCAAGTTACAATACCTTGGCAATAAAAGTAGTGAAGTTTACCAAGAAAAGTTTTGCAAGGAATATTAATTTCTACTTCAGAAGCCTGGTCTTGCGTAATTAGTTCCGTGCGGTCTGCGCTTGTTATTGTTACTACCCAAGGGCTTTCTTTGACTCTACTGTAGTGAATGTAAATATGTGCCATTAAACAACTGATGTAGGGTCATCGTTAATTTCTTCTGCGTCCCAAGTTAAACTTTCTTCATTCCAACGCCAAGAGTAATCTCCTGGAGTATGAACTGGCAAAGGCGTTGGCGCTTGCCAATCGTGATTAGAGTCTAAAGACCAAGATGGAAATGGCTGTGGTTGGATAAAGACATCTGCTAATGGATTAAAACTAAATCCAATGCCTGCGTACTGCTTTCGCATCGTGG